GATGAGCCCAGTCGTCGCACACGGGTCGCCACCGCGGTCGCGGTCGTGGTCGGGGTCACGGTCGTGGTCGCGGTCTGGGGCGTGGTCGCGGTCACGGTCACGGTCGCTGTGGCGGGCGTGGTCGTGGTCGGGGGCGCCGGCATGGTCGCGGTCGCGGTCGTGGTCGCAGTCGATCTCGTGGGCACTGGCGTGGTCGCGGTCGTGCTCAGTCGGAGGTGCCAGATGAGCCCAGTCGTCGCACACGGGTCGCGGTCGCGGTCGTGGTCGGGGGCGGGGGCGCGGTGGCGGTCGATGTCGTGGTCACGGTCGCGGTGGCGGTCGCTGTCGCGGTCGTGCTCGCGGTGGCGGTCGCGGTCACGGTCACGGTCGCTGTCGCTGTCGTGGGCACTGGCGTGGTCGCGGTCGCGGTCAGCAGGAGGCCACGAATGAGCCCAGTCGTCGCACACGGGTCGCCACCGCGGTCGCGGTCGTGGTCTGGGTCACGGTCGGGGTCGTGGTCGCAGTCGTGGTCACGGTCGCGGTCACGGTCGCGGTCGTGGTCGCAGTCGCAGTCGCTGTCGCTGGCACGGTCGCGGTCGCGGGCGACATCGTGGGCACTGGCGTGGTCGCTGTCGTGCTCAGCCGGAGGTTACAGATGAGCCAAGTCGTCGCACGCAAGGCGTGTATCATCGTGTGGTGGTCGCGGTCGCGGTCACGGTCACGGTCGCTGTCGCTGGCTCGGTATCGGTCGCTGTCGCGGTCGCAGTCGCTGTCGCAGTCGCTGTCGCTGTCGCTGTCGCGATCGCGGTCGATCTCGTGGGCACTGGCGTGGTCGCTGTCGCACTCAGCCGGAGGTGCCAGATGAGCCCAGTCGTCGCACACGGGTCGCCATCGCGGTCGCGGTCGTGGTCGGGGTCACGGTCGTGGTCGCGGTCTGGGGTGTGGTCGCGGTCACGGTCGCTGTCGCTGTCGTGGTCGCGGTCGCGGTCGCTGTCGGGGTCGGGTTCGTGGTCTCGGTCGCGGTCTCTGTCGCGGTCTCTGTCGATCTCGTGGGCACTGGCGTGGTCGCGGTCGTGCTCAGCAGGAGGCCACGAATGAGCCCAGTCGTCGCACACGGGTCGCCACCGCGGTCGCGGTCGTGGTCGGGGTCACGGTCATGGTCGCGGTCGGGGTCATGGTCGCGGTCACGGTCGCAGTCGCTGTCGTGGTCGCGGTCTCTGGCGCTGTCGCGGTCGGGGTCATGGTCGCGGTCACGGTCGCTGTCGCTGTCGTGGTCGCGGTCGCTGTCGATCTCGTGGGCACTGGCGTGGTCGCTGTCGCACTCAGCCGGAGGTGCCAGATGAGCCCAGTCGTCGCACACGGGTCGCCACCGCGGTCGCGGTCGTGGTCGCTGTCGGGGTCATGGTCGCGGTCACGGTCGCTGTCGCTGTCGTGGTCGCGGTCGCGGTCGCTGTCGGGGTCGGGGTCGTGGTCACGGTCGCCGTCGCGATCGCGGTCGCGGGCACTGGCGTGGTCGCTGTCGCACTCAGCCGGAGGCCACTGATGAGCCAAGCGGTGCGCATGTCGGCAGCACTAACCAGGTGGAGGTCGAGCTCGGGATCTAACTCTCTACTGTCGCGGTCGCGGTCGTGGCAGTCGCGGTCGTGCTCGCGCTCGAGCTCTCGATCGAGCTCTCGCACGCGCTCGGCGCCACGGAGGAGGTCGGGGTCGCAGTCGCAGTATGCGGAGGCGTCCATGGCTGTGGCTGTGTCGAGACCGTGCTCGCGGTCGCGCTCAGACGGAGGTGCACGATGACGCTGTCACTGGTCGCGGTCGGGGTCACGATTCCGGTGAGCACTGTCTTCGACGAGTCCCGCGCGCGCAAAGAGTCAGTGTCTTTGTGCAGGAGTGTCAGATGAGCAACAAACCACACACACACATGCCACGTAACCCAAGTCGAGCTGCGCACTGGCTCGAATCGGAGATCCGCACTTGCGGCTACAGACTGGAGTACCGCGTGGACAGGGAGAGGGCGATCACTCTCCCACCAGGGCTCGGGCATAAGGTCGGGCGCGTCCTGGTACCTATGGGCGACGCCGCAGATATTAAGCGCAAAGTAACCATACTGGCCCATGAGCTGTGCCATGTGCACCAGCAGAGGGCTCGCCGCATGGGCGTGCTCGGATGGCGCTACCTGATACCAGGAGCCAGATCGAAGCTCGAGGCCGAGGCGTATGGATGGGGCGCGTGGGCAGGAGTGTGGGTCGGACACTGGGCGTCGATGGTCGATGTCGAGGCATATGGGGACCGCATAATAAATAGCCTCGCGTGCGGCTACCAGCTCCGCAAGAGGAGACACCGCAAGCTCGTGCTCGATGCGATTCGACGCGGGGCCGCGCTGGCGTTCTTCACGATGGGGGACGGCCGTGACATGTAGCGACGCAAAGCTGCTCGTAGATGCCATGCGAGCGCCAGGCTGGCGTGACTGCAAGCACGGCCATGCTCCATCGCGCGTGTGGACGCGCGACTCAGGACAGTGGCGCGCGGTAGATAAGCATGTGTCATCCGGTCGCATCGTGTGGTCAGGACGATGGGAGCCGACGGCAGACCTGCTGATCGAGATCGGCGCCGCCATGAGACATGAGGTGGTGCTATGATCGGACGCAGGACACTCATGTTCCCTCGCGTGCTCGCGCGGCTGTCCGTCGCCAACGCCGTGACATCTTCTCTCGCCGCAGACCTCGGCGTGCCACATAGGCACATGTCCTCTGTCCTGTCCCGCATGTGTGGGTACGGACACGTAAGACACGCCAGGATCTCCAGCGCGAAGGGGCCTGTGTGTTGGGTCTGGGAGATCACCGACCGCGGTCGGGATGCGCTCCAGGAGGCCGTGGAGTCAGCTCGTAGGCTGATCGCGGAGGTCGACGAGCAATGATGAGTGTCATCACAGTGCCTGGCGCAGCATGCCCCATCAATCGCTACTGGGCGATGGGGCCGCGCGGCATATACGTCACATCGCGAGGGCGCGCGTACAGGCGCTCCGTAAGGGAGGCCGTGCTCTCTCTCTCGCCGGGCCACGTGCCCAGCTGGGCACGCAAGGTCGTGGTCTCCGTCGTCTCTGTCGTCGCTCGCATGCGCCGTGACGGCAGACCGTTCGTGGACGTCGACGCATTCATTAAGCCTACGCTCGACGCTCTAACGCATGCTGGCGTGTGGGACGATGACTCAGTCGTCGACGAGCTAAGAGCGACCAGGAGCTACGACAAGTCCTATCCCAGGATCGAGATCCAGATTGAGTGGGAAGAATGAAGCGGCCCAAACAACCAGCACCTCTGTCAGACCTCGCACTGCGCGTGCTCGACGTGCTCGACGGCTCGCCACGAGCAACAGATGGCACAGTCGCGCAAAAGCTTGGAATCCAGACACAGACCGCACACGTGGTGATCGCACAGCTCGAGGCCAGAGCGGCACTGCTCCGTGCAGATCCCGATGGTGTAATGCTGTCACTCGTAGCAGCACGTGAGCTCTCTCGATGGCGCACACGGTCCCATGCTCTAGACCACACGCCAGAGTCTCAGATGACAGACCGCGAGGCTGCCAGATACCGAGACGCCATGGCTCGGCTGCGCGAGGACAGAGTCCGGGCAGGAGGCGTGCGATGACGTGGTTCCGCGTAGACGACACATGGCATGACCACCCAAAGGTGATCTCGTGCTCGCTCGCTGCGCGCGGCCTGTGGCTGACCGCTGGCACGTGGTGCGCGAGACATGCGACAGACGGCGCCGTGCCTGCCGCCGTCGTGCTGCGCGAGCCAGCAGGTAAGAGGCTCGCAGCCGAGCTCGTCGCCGCGCGCCTGTGGGATAAGACCGAGGCAGGATGGCTGTTCCGCGGCTGGCTCGAGTACCAGCCAAGCCGCGGGCAACTCGAGGCCGAGCGTGAGGCGACGAGGGCGCGAGTTGCGGCCTGGAGAGTGAGATGTAACGGCGTTACATCCACCGTTACGCCAACCGTTACAGCGTCCGCACAAACGCAAGAGAAACGTCCGCACAAACGCAATAGTAACGCCGTTGGTACGCCTGCCCCGTCCCGTCCCGTCCCGTTAAGTACTATCTCCGAGGCGTCGGCAATACGACCACCGCCGGTGGAGGCGCGCGCGACCCCCCCCGCCGCCGCCACCCCAGTCGGTCAGGTCATCGCCGGGGACACCTACGCCGCCCAGACATGGCTCTCAGGCGTCCTAGGACCGGCGCTGGCGAGTCTTGGCTCGCCGGTGGTACGTCCCCCCTCGACTCACCGCGGAGGGCTCCACGAGCTCTCTGCTGCGTTGTCGTCCGAGGGGTCAGATCGGGTGCTCGAGGCGCTCCTGGCCGAGGCGAGACGGGTCCAGAGTGGCGACCTCAGACCCGCGATATGGGCCGGCATCCTCCGAGGCTCAGGCATCGGGGCTGCACTCGACAGCCTTGCCTCCACGTCACAGGACCCTCGGTGGTCTGGCTACGTCCTCGACGGAGACTCCCAATGACACTGCACGTGGACATGGACGCCGAGCGCAGGGTGGCGTCGTGGTACCTCGCCCTCGGCCGCGCGCATCCGCGCACCTCTCGTGTCAGACCGGAGTGCCTGTCCCATCCCAGACTCCGCGCCGCGTGGGCCGCTGCGTGCGAGCGCGATACATGGACGTCGGACGAGCTCGCCACGTGGCTCGGCGGATGGGGGGAGGTGTCGAGCCTATCAGACATGTCTCCACTCTCAGGTCGCGACCTGGACGCACTGGAGCGCCGCGTGATCGATGCATGGGGGAGACGCCACGTGGCACAGGGCCTCGGCGATGCCCTAGACGATCTGAGGTCAGGGCGTGTGGATCTCCTCGCGGACATCGCAGAGCGTGTGCGCGGAGTGCTTGGTGAGGCCGAGGCCGGCTCGCTCCGCGGATCGCGTCCGCTCGGCGACGTCATCGAGACCATGGCAGATAGATGGGTCCGCGAAGCGAAGGCGAGCGCCGACAAGCCGCGCACGATCCCAATGCCGGTCTATCCGCTGCAAGTGAGGTGCGCGTGGCAGCGAGGGCGCCTGTCGATCGTCGGCGCAAGGTCGAGCGAGCACAAGACAACGTTCGCGCGCGCGTCAACGTGGTATGCCGCGCGCCATGGGTTTCGCGCGTTGCATTGGACGATGGAGGACGAGGCCGAAGACCTCGCCGCGCGCACCGTCTCAGCAGAGGTGTCAGAGCTGCGGTGGGGTGACCTGGTGCGTGGCGTGATGACTGAGGACAACAGTACGGCTGATGTCGCCGTGCAAGTCCGTAAGCTCCGCAATAGCGACGCCGCAGACCGGCTCTCGCTGCTCGACGCGCGAGCGCCGAAGCTCGCACAGGTCCTCGGCACGCTGCGCGCCGAGGCTGCCAGAGGGCTAGACATCGTGGTGCTCGACTACATCCAGCTCATCCAGCACGACCAGGGTCGCGAGCGTGACGCTGACTGGTGGCGCAGAGTCACCGCCGAACTCGCTCGCTTCGCGCACGAGGCAAAGTGCGCGGTGGTATGCACGAGCCAGATCGACAAGGTCGGGAACAGGAATAGCAACACAGGCACTCGGCTCACGGTCCCGATGGCAAGCGATATGCTGTTCTCTTCGTCGCTCATCCAGGATGCATTCCTCGTGCTGATGCTAGGCTACGTCGAGGAATGCGGACGAAAACACTTCGAGGTAGTAATAGAGAAGAACAAGTGCGGCGCGAGCAAGATCAGGATCCCACTCGCCATCGACCCCGTGCACGACAAGATCCAGGACCAGGACACGTGAATCACGCTAGACTACATGCCAGCATCACTCGCCAGCTCGCGCGTAAGGACATATCACAGGCCATGCGCAGGACACTCGAGGCGTGCCTAAAGATGTGCGCCGAGACCGCTCCTGCTCACTCGCTACACAAGACCACACGCAAGCGACACGAGGTGCGCGCAAGATGGTGCGTGTGGTATGTGCTGTCAGAGATCGGATGGTCATCCACACAGATAGGATCACGATATGGGATGGACCACACGACTGTGCTCCACGGGCTCGGGAAGTTCCGCGATGCGCTCGCCACAAAGCAGCGCTGGGCAATCGCGCTACTCGACGCAGCCACACAGACCACACCACAATGAAGCTCTCACCTCACTTCTCTCTCGCGGAATTCCGCTGCAAGAGCGGACACTACCCACCAGCAGAGGCCCCACACCCATGGGTGCCAGGCGCGAGGTGCTGGCCACTCGAGAGCCTCATAGAGCTATGCGTACGCGTGCTCGAGCCCATCCGCGCTCACGTAGGCCCTATCCGCATCGTTAGCGGGTACCGAGACCCAGCCTACAACGAGGCTATCCGCATGCGCGGCATCCAGCGAAACGGCCGCACTGGCGTCGCCAAACGCAGTCAGCACTTGCTCGGCAAGGCCGCAGACATCGCCATCGCCGGCGACGACAACAGTGTCGAGAGACTCGAGCTCATCACTCGTGAGCTCATGGCCACAACCAGAATGCCCGTCGGGTACATCGCAGCTTACACACGATGGCTGCATGTCGACACAAGGGAAAGGAAGACCTCACAATGAGCATCGCAGAGTCAGCACTCAACACCGCGCGCGCTATCATCGATGCGCTCAAGCTCGATCCAGTGCGCCGACGCGACAGATTGTTACGTCGTCGCGGAAGGCTCAGCAACGCGCTCATGTCAGCGCGCACAGAGACGCGCAAGCGAAAGCTCCGCGCTCGCATCGACAGCCTGGACAGCAGGATCGCCAAGCTCGAGCAGGCGATCTCAGAGAGGATGACCTAGTGCATATGCCGGCAGCTACGAAGGCTGACCTAGTGCGCAACCTGACCATCACCCCTAGGCAGCTAGCGGCCATGCTCGCCGTCACCGAGCACGAGCTCTGGCGCTGGCGGAGAGACGGCCACGGCCCACCATGGACGCGCCTCCTCCCGTCGAGGCGGATCCGGTACAGACTCGCCGAAGTCAAGGCATGGATAGCCCAGAGCTCCAGCAGGTGACGCCCTGTGTAGACCCACCCTCCAATCCTCTCGCGCGCGCAGCCGTTTCGCCCTCTTCGGCCAGCCGAAACGCGAGTAGACGCAGGCGTACGGCGCTTGCTGGGCGTGCCTGTGCCTGTGTCTGTCTCTGTCTCTGTGTATGGCTCGGGGTGTGACTACCGACGCCCGACCCTGCCCGACCAATAGGGTGCTCCCGTATTGGAGATATGTCAACTGGGGGTCGCGTAAGGAAGCGCGCGCGCTATGCATGTCGGAGGTGGCCCGGGGCTGCGGCGTCGAGGTCGAGCCCGATGTTGCGGCCGAGCTGGAGGTGTGCCAGCGTGGTGATGCACGGAGAGACGCATCCATGAGCCTGCCAGCAGACCTCGGCACCCGGATCGAGGCGGATGTAGCCGGCACTCTGGCGCGCGACCTCTGCGAGCGCGTGGCCAGGCTGTCGTCTCTCGCAGTGGGCGCGCTGGCGGACGCGCCCGGAGTGGCCGGCGCTGATGCATCGGCAGCGGAGCTTGGCCGAGAGCGCGAGGGTGCGCTCGCGGTCGTCGCGGAGCTGGAGCGCATGCTGGCGACATTCGGAGACGTCGCGCTCGGAGAGGTCGCGCGCCGCGGACAGGGTGGTGGATCGTGACTCGGGCTGAGCAGGTGCGGTACATCGTCGAGCGGATCGGGACATCCTCGTGGGTGTCAGGCGCGACGCTCGAGGAGTTGCGCGAGCGGTGGGGGCTGACAGACCGGCAGATCGAGGCCGTGTACCGCGGCGCGATCCAGGTGATGACGCGCGAGCTCGCGATCGACGGTCGCGGCGCGATCGCAGCGCGACTGCTCCGGCTCGCCGACGCCGCCGCAGCGGACCTCCAGTACGAGGTGACGCGCAAGTGCCTCGCAGACGTCGCGGTGCTGTATCGGCTGAGGCAGGACCTCACCGCTCTGCTGTCCGAGATGCCAGATGACAGGCTCGAGGCCGCGGTTGCGATGGCCGAGCACGCGGTCTCTGGCGGTGGGGTCCACTGATGCCCCAGGTCGCGCTCACGATGACCGAGGCGCATGCGATCTTGGCTGAGCGCGAGCGCCGACGTCTGCGCCAGGCCAAGCGCGCTGTCGACCTCGAGGCCGGGCTCACAGCGCCGCAGCTCGCGGTCTACCGAGACCCGCGGAAGCGCCTCAGCGTGCTGACAGGGCGTCGAGCCGGCAAGACATACCTCGCATCGCGCTGGCTGCTCGCGCGCCTCGGCTCCGGCGAGACGTCGATCTACGTGTCCACGACTGCGCGGCAGGCCCGGAGGCAGATGTGGCCCGAGCTGCGCGCGCTCGTGCAGCGCATGGGAGGGAAAATCAACGAGACGGAGATGACGGCTCGTCTGATCTCAGGTGGGCTCGTGGTCTGCGGAGGCTGCGACGATCGCGAGCAGGTGGAGCGATGGCGAGGCGAGGTAAAGGTGCGGCGCGCGTGGGTGGACGAGTGCGGCGCGTGGCCGTCGTCGCTTCTCGAAGTATTCGTCGAGCAGGTGCTCGAGCCTGCGTCGCTCGACATCGACGCGGACATCGTGATGAGCGGGACGCCCGGGCCGACGCTGCGAGGCTACTGGTACGACGCGACCGGAGCGCGTGAGCCTGACCACCGCTGGACGGCCTGGGATAACACCGCGATCGGGGACGCCGGCGCGCGGGCGGACAGGATCCGCATGGAGCGTGGGTGGTCAGAGTCGCATCCCACGTGGGTGCGCGAGTATCTTGGGCGGTGGGTGCGTGACGAGGGCGCGCTCGTGTATCCATACGCGCCCGAGCGCGATGGATACGACGTGTTGCCGCACGCCACCGGGTGGCGCTGGCTGATCGGCGTAGACGTGGGCGTCGTTGACGCCACCGCGATCGTCGTGATAGGCGTGCATCCGTGGAGTCCAGCGGTGTGGTGTGTCAGCGCGGAGAGTCACAGCGGGTGGATCACTGGTCAGGTAGCGCAGCGGATCCGCGAGCTCCAGCGGGAGCACATCGGAGCCGAGGTCGTGCTCGATGCCGGCGGCATGGGGAGGCTGCATGCGGAGGAGCTCTCGCGGAGGTTCGGGATCTCGATCACGCCAGCCGTGAAGACCGAAAAGGCGTCTGCGATCCGGACGCTGCGTGACAGCATGATCGGAGGTGCGGTGAGGGTGCGCAACGGTCCTGCGTGCGATGCACTGCGCGACGAGTGGGCTGTGCTCGGGTGGGATGACGATCGACAGCAACACGCGCCGAACGCCGTGGATCACGCCTCGGATGCGTTTCTGTACGCGTTCCGAGCTGCGCAGCACTACTCCGCAGCGGCGCGCCGTGAGCAAGCTCCGAAGGATGACGGCGCTGCGGAGTACGAGCGGCGCCTGCGGCAGCTCGAGCGCGGCGACAGGGGGAGGCAGCGATGGGATCGGTGAGGATCGACGTGGCGATCCGGCCGAGCAAGCCGGACGAGCGCGGGTTTGTTGTGAGGTCGCTGGTGGACTCGCTGCTTGGAGCGCGCGACCATGGTGAGGACGCATCGGAGAGGTGGGTGCGCCTCGGAGGCGGTCGGAAGCTGCGGCCTCACGCGATGCGGATTGCCATCGGAGACTACGTGGCGCGACTGCTGGAGCGTGACGGTGCGCGCGCTCTAGTGGCGGTGGAGCTCGAGAGCAGCGAGCAGCTCGGCTTTTCGTTGTGGCAACCGCACCATGGTGCGGCTACGGCATGGCTCCACTACGTGTACGTCCGCCGAGGAGTCGACAGCGAGCCAGTGCGGCGTCTGGGCGTAGGCCTCGAGCTCGTGCGGGCGGCCGAAGCTGCTGCTGGATGCCCGCTGCGCCCGACATGCTGGACGGAGGATGGGGCTGCGCTGTGGCGCGCGTACCAGGCACACAGCGACGCGAGGGGTGCGGCATGAGGCACATGACAGACGTGCGATGGTGGATGGCGGTAGGCGACGACGAGATGCTACGCGTACTATGGGCGCAGCTGGAGGCGCTGAGGACCGCATCCGAGTGGCGCAGGAACGAGTATTCGCTTTGCGAAGACCTCGTGAGCGACACTGCGAGCAGAGAGTCGGACGTATTCCGCGGTGGCATGAGGACGCGGAACCAGATACTCGTGAGCGCGATCGAGTCCACGCTTGCGAGGCTTACTAGGACCAAGCCTCGCCCTATGTTTGTCACGATCGACGGAAACTACGACCTGCAACAGAGGGCGCGTAAGACCCAGATCATGATCGATGGCGAGTACGAGGACGCTGACGTGTACACACGCGCTCGCGAGATGGTCCGCGACGCGCTGACGATCGGAACGGGCGCGCTGAAGGTCTACAGAAACGGCTCGCGTGTGGGTGTAGACCGTAAGCACGCTGGTGACCTATTCGTCGACGCGATCGAGGAGCGACGCTACTCTGTCCGCACGCTGTTCGAGCTCTGCCCGATGGACCGCGGAGCTGTGAGCGAGATGTTTGCCGGCCACGACGAGGCGATCCAGGCAGCCGAGCCGTACTCGGATCCGAAGGAGCGAGCGGTCGGTGGAGAGGTGGCGGACATGATCGAGTGCGTCGAGGCGTGGAGGCTGCCGAGTGGTCCTGGCGCAGGCGACGGTCGGCACGTGATCGCGATACGGAAGGCCGTCCTGCTCGACGAGCCATGGGAGCCCGGCCGCTTTCCATTCGTGTTCTTTCACTGGGGCTCGTTGCCGAGGAGATTCTTCGGTCAGTCGATGGTATCGCGAATGCTCGGGACGTACTCCGAGCTACAGCGAATGTCTTCCGTGATCGAGGAGTGCTACAGGCTCATGGTGCCGAGCGTGTGGGTGCCAGCGTCGTCTGAGGTCAATGAGAAGCAGATAGGCAATGAGCCGTGGAGCGTCTATACGTACACAGGCAACCAGCCTCCGGTCTACATGACGCCACCTGGAATCTCCGGCGACTTCGCGGCTCGCGAGGAGGCGCTCCGGCAGCGCGCTTATCAGGACCAGGGTATCAGCGAGCTGTCTGCAGCGTCGCAGAAGCCAGCCGGGCTCGACTCTGGCAAGGCCCTTCGCGTGCACAGGGACATCGAGAGCGAGCGATTCGCCGACAAGGCTCAGGAGTACGAGCGAGCGATCGGCGTGGAGATGGCGCGTCAAGTGCAGCGCGTGCTTGCGGAGATATCCGAGTCTGACGACGCCAGAAAGCGCTACGGCGGGAGGCAGGCGCTCGTGGAGGTCGATGCTGGAGACACGTTGAGAGACGAGGACCCGTACAGGATCCGCGTGTTTCCCGTGTCGCAACTCTCCGAGACGCCTGAGGGCAAGATCTCGAGCGTGCAAGAGCTCGTGCAGCTCGGCGTCATCCAGGACCCGCAGCAGATCCGGGAGATACTGGACATGCCGGACCTCGAGCGTGACTCGTCTCTCTCGCTTGCGCGCCGCCGCCTCTCGGAGAGGCTGATAAGCAACGCGCTCGGAGGTCAGGACGTGGCCGCGTCTGCGGTGTGCGACCTGCGGCACCTGATCGACAGAGGTGCAGTTGAGGCTGCGCTGGCGGAGATGGATGGAGCCGACGAGGAGGACGTGCAGCGGCTTCGCGACCTGATCTCCCACGCCCAGTCGCTGATGGAGCCTCCTGCCCCACCGCCTGAGCAGATGCCATCGATGTCACCCGGGCCAGCGATGCCACCAGGAGCGCCATGACAGCAGCACCCATACTCACCACCGCCGTCGAGCCGACCGAGGCCGCCACTAAGGACGTCCACGATGCCCCGCAGGACTCAGGCGAGGCCCGTCGAGCGTCTGCCCGCGAGGCAGCTCTGGCATCGATCTCTGGCCCGCCGGACGCCGGCGCGCAGGGCGACGATGCGAAGGGCGACGATAGAGAGCCGGCCGATGGCCAGCCAGCCAAGGAGCCCGATGACGCCTCAGCCCGCGTCGCGGCAGCCGCAAAGAGGGCGAGGGAGCGGCGCGAGGCGAGGCGAGGCGAGGCGAGCAGAGCGCAGGAGCTCGAGGCCCGCGAGGCCAGAGTTCGAGAGCTCGAGGCCCGCGCTGCCGAGATGGACCAGAGGATCCGTGCGTTCCAGGCGGATCCGATCGACACGATGATCAAGCTTGGCGGCGACCCGCGGAAGCTCCTCGAGAGGGCTCAGCTCGCAGTGCTAGATCCCGAGAAGTTCGCCGGCATGTCTGCCGTGGAGCAGACGCGAGCCGTCGCAGATGCTGCGCAGCGCCGTGTCGAGGAGCTCGAGGCGAAGCTCGCCGAGACGCACGCGCGCAACGTGCAGGCCGAGGCAGAGAGTCGGTTCATTCGCCACGCGCACGAGCAGGCCGAGCATGTGCCGATCTTGGCGAGCCTGCCCCGAGACGAGCAGGTATACTACATGCGCGAGATGGCAAGGGCAATGGTTGATCGGGGTATGGAGATCTCGATAGATTCCGTCGCTGCACAGGTCGAGAACCACCTGCAGAGCGAAGCAGAGCGACTGTCGGCACCGCGCAAGAAGCGAGCGGAGCCGGAAAAACAGACCACAACCCAGAAGGGCAAGACCCTAACAAACGCACAGGCAGCACAGCACGTCACGTCGAAGGCACGCACCGCACACGAGCGGAGAGAGGCGGCAATCGCCGCACTCCCGGAGTAGCGCAAAGCGGATCGCGAGCATAGTGAAGCACACATGCCACACGACGACGGCAGCCTGCGCGGAGCAGATCCCAGGAGTAACAGGACATGGCATCAATCACGACTACGGACCTCACCAAGGTCCTTTCGGAGCTCTTCCCGCAGAAGGTTGCGAGCGAGCTCATCATGCGAAACAGGCCGTTCCTCGGCCGCATCAATAAGGACACAGGCGCAGGAGGCCGGTACGTCCACGTCGCGATGCGATACGCACCGAGCGCGGGCGTGTCACACACGTTTGCGACCGCTCAGGCCAATAGCGGAGCGGACAAGTACGCAGGCTTCGACGTCACGGTAGATCGACAGCTCTACGGAGTGTTCTCGATCTCGACGCTCGCTCTGCGGAGCTACAAGCAGGACAAGCGCGCGCTGATCCGCGACATCGAGGGCCGCGGTAACGCGGTGTTCGAGGCGCTCGGCAACAGAATCTCACGTGAGCTGTACGGCACCGGTGGCGGCGCGCTCGCGACGGTCGGATCTACCGCAACCACGACGCTCACGCTGAGTAATAAAGAGGACGTCGTTAACTTCTATGTTGGTCAGGTTGTGGAGTCGTACTCGCTCGAGGCTGGCACCGGCGGCTCAGGTGGCACCATTCAGCGCACGATCACCGCCGTGGACGACGACGCCGGAACGCTGACCGCAGCGACAAACTGGACCACGGGCGGTGAGTTCACCAACGGTTGGTTCATCTTCACGCAGGGTGATAGGACGCTCGCGATGTCCGGGCTGCGGGCGTGGCTCCCGGATACAGCGCCTGGGGCCACCGCATTCTTCGGTGTCGACCGAAGTGTTGACACCGTTAAACTCGGTGGAATCCGATACGTCGCGAGCGCCTCGACCGATGGATCGCACGCAAACGCTGTGTTTAACGCGGCGTCTCGCGCAAGTCGGCAGGGCGGGAATCCGCGCCTGTGCCTCCTGCACGTAGCCGACTACGCGCAGTTGGTCCGCGAGGTCGAGGCAAAGACCACGATCATGCGCGCCGTCGATGCGAGCGGCAACGAGATGCCCGAGGTGTTCTACGAGGGGGTCAAGATCCAGGGGCCTACCGGTCCGATTACTGTCATCAGCGACCCGTGGTGCACGAAGAATCGCGGGTATCTGATCCAGGAGGACACGTGGACGCTGTGGAGCCTCGGCGATCTGATCGGTTGGCTCGACGACGACGGCAAGGGTAGCTTACTTAGGCAGGGGTCCGCTGACGCTCTTGAGGGCCGCGTCGGTGGCTACTATCAGCTCGCGTGTGATGCTCCTGGATTCAACGTCAATCTCAACCTGGCCGCGACCTTCGCGGGTGTGGACACCTAATGAGGCTCGTGATCGGACTGAGGCCAAAGCCGCATAGCGGCGATGACGACGATGGCGATGATCCTGGCGGAGACGAGCAAAACGAGCTCGGGTCCGCCATTGTCGAGATGATCAAGGCGGCAAAGAGCGGAGACGCGGCGAAGGCCGCTGAGATGTTCCGCGCCGCGATGGAGCTGTGCCACGAGGAGAGCTGACCAGTGGCTAGGACCCGCACGCGATTGCAGATCCGTGACGACGCTCGCGCGTTGTCCGACATGGTTAACACCACGTTCGTCACAGACGCCCAGCTCAACGTCTGGATCGACGAATCGCTGGCCGAGCTGTGGGATCTGCTTTCGCGTGCGGACCCCGACCGATACCTGATGGCTCCGTACTCGATCGCGACGACAGCGAGCGGGTCCAAGCCGTACGCCTACGCGCTTCCGGCCGACTTTTACCAGGCTCGAGGAGTAGACCTCGTGATCGGCAACGACAGGTACCCGCTCGAGCGCGTAGATTTCCTCGACCGCGAGCGGTTCTCGACGGCGAGCTCGCTGGCGATGCCTCCGTACGGCACACTCGTGCGATACAGGATCGAGCGCAGCGCAGCGGACGGTTCTGGAGCACGGATTGTGTTCGATCCTGACCCTGGGACCAACACGTACAATCTCCACTACGTGCAGGCGCCGCAGCTCCTCGGCAGTGACGTTGCCACTTTCGACGGCGTTGCAGGATGGGAGATGTGGATCGTCTACGACGTAGCAGCAAAGGCGCTCGCGAAAGAAGAGAGCGACGCCTCGTTCTGCCTTGCCCAGCGGGCACGCATCGAAGAGCGGATCAAACACTCGGGGCGCCAGCGTGACGCAGCCTCACCAACCAAGATACAGGACACCTACAGACCCGGCGGCATCATGCCGCGGAGATGGTGAGCACCAGACATGGGCAACAGCGTTTTTCCTCAGATCAAGGTCGGCCGTCGCCACTATAGCGGCGCTCGGCTCGTACAGGCTCTGATCGCGAACCAGGCGCATCAGTTCGCGTGGGACGGCGGGCAGTTCTGGTTCGAGCAATACGTGCCATATACAGCATTCACTGCCGCTGCGACGTCGCAGACGCTCGACCTGCACGCATACCAGCCGCGCAACTTGTTCCCGAGCAACTGTGTCATCACAAAGGCCGTGCTGCAGAGGGTGCAGACCTTCGCCGCGTCTGGCCTCTCTGCGCTGACCGGCGAGGTCGGCCACGCTGGTGACACGGATGCTTTTGTTACGTCGACGAGCGTCCTCACGACGGCCGGCGACGACACCGACTACATCCTAACTGCCTCAGGTGCGGAGTACGGTAAGGTCAAGAGCGCGCTGATCCCCACGCTGCGACTCGTGGCGACCGGAGCGAATCTCAACACTCTGACTGCCGGCAAGTTGATCGTAAGAATCGGATTCACCCCGCTGTCAAACGTCGCACAGATCGTGTGAGGCCACGATGCAGATCATTGAGATCGGCCCAGACAGGCAGCGCCCGCAGGTCAGCGGGCATATAGGCACATTCAAGCCGCCGACCGATGTCTCGACGAGCCCCGCAAGGGTGATCGGGCTAAACATCCAGAATCTAGACGCCGTGGTGGCGTACGTGCAGATATTCGAGGTCGCGTCTGGAGGCGTGACGCTCGGCACGACTGTCCCGAAGTACACGATCGCGGTCCCGTCGAGCGGCTCGCTCGATGTCGAGTTTATTCGCCCGTTGAGATGTAGTCCGGCTCTGTCAGCCGCTGTGACGACTGGTCGCTTTAACTCTACGCAGGCCACGACCGGATGCTCGATCCACTGGAGGCTCGTGTGACGCCAGCCGAGCTCGAGATCTTCACCAAGCTAATCGACTCTGGGATTTTGGCGAAGGTGATCGGCTCTGCTGGGGCTGGTGGAGCAGTCGCGTCATGTGTTGCGTTCTTGTTGGTCTGGCGGTTTGTGGCATTCCCTCAAGTGGACAGGCGTATAGATGAAGTCCAACGACATATAGCAGACCAACTGTCGCGACACTCTGATCGATTCGATAAGCTCGATGCCGCGATGCAACTGCACCAGGTAGCAGACGAGTCTCTACACGACAAGCTGCGCAGCGCAGACGAGAGTATCAGGCACGACGTAGCTGTCTTGACAGAGCGCGTCGCGGCAGTCAGGGAGGCCATGAGCTGATGGCGAGGCGGAAATTCTCGCCATCCCACCAGGACACGTGGGACATCCAGCGCCTGCGCTCGGAGCTCATGCGTGCATTCGAGTCGCTCGACGCGATGGCGGAGGCTGTCCGGTACGGCACCGTGCCGGTCGGCGCGATCATCGACTATGGTGCAGCGCTGCAATCGCCGACATCTGCGACTGGGCACGCGGTGATCAGCGGGTCGCCGCTGGCGCCGCGGCGCATAGTGGCGCCTCCCGGGTGGCTCTGGTGCAACGGCCAGGAGGTGTCTAGAGAAAGGTACAAGAAGCTGTACGGAGCGATCGGTGACTCGTTCGGACCGAGCTCGAGCCCGCAGGTGTTTAAGGTCCCTGACATGCGGGACAGATCTCCATACGGTGTCGGATCGACGCTCACGACTCCTGGGGCAGTGGCCGGCGCGTCGACGATGGGCACACACAGTCACACGCTCACGAATGCACGGGCGAGCGTCGCCCTCGAGAATGGGCTAGCGTACGCCGACACGACCGCGACCGGGTTTACGAGCTCTGCACAGAAGGCCGCGGACTGGGGGGACCAGTGCTGCGGCCCTCGGTACGGGACGACGAGCACGGGGACATCATCATCGCTGACTTTGAAGGCCCACGGTGGGTGGGGGGACCGCGACAGGAAGGTGCTGATCGTCTCGTATCGATGGCTCACTGGCGGGTCCGCAGTCTCGATCTCCACGGCTACGTTCAAGGGGAGTGCTCTGACGATGCTGCATGGCAGCGGGTCTGGCACGAGCGGTGCTGCGTGGTGGTACTACCTATCACCAGTCGGGCCTGGCGACGTCGTGATCACTATGAGCGGCAGTCTGTCTGCTACAGCGGCGCGCGTGCTGCAGGCATTCGTTTTGTCTGGCGTGCGATCGCAGGCTCCTGAGGCTAAGAGTGGCTCTGGCACCACGTGGACGAGCGGGACGAGTTCGACTCCGAGCACAAGCGTCACGACGGTTTCTTCTGGTTCTGCCGTTATCGACTGCGTGAGCACGGGAAGTAACTCGTCGACGATTCCGAGCCAGACTAACCAGACCGAACACTGGCAAGGTGAGCTCGCAGTGAGTAACGCACAGACCACGCACAGCGAGAAGGCCGGCCCGGTCACGCCTGGAGCCACGACGATGGCATGGACGCTCGGAGCATCTGTTGCGTGGCTCTCAGGGTCCGCGTCGTTTGCGAGGACATACGCAGAGCCAGCGAACAGCGCGAAGCTGGCAGGAACGACTGACACTGGCGGCGGCGGCTCGCTGCTACACCCGGTGATCGGCACACACTTTCTGATCTTCGCCGGTGAGTAGATGCCACTCGCAAAGCAGACCACGGTGATCCCATTCGCTCGGGGCCAGGACGAGAAGTCCGGCAAACTCGCGATCCCGACGGGCGCGCTCGAGCTCGCTCTAGACGTGGAATTCGATCGATCTGGCGAGCTCAACATCAGGCGTGGGTATCAGGCCGCTGTAGCGGGCAGCGTGGGAATCCGGTCGCAGTATGGGACCGTGGCGAAGGCTGACCCGCTATGGTTCGGCTGCGCTGTGCGTGGCGTCGGGGAGGTCGTGATACTCGGGTGGGACTTCCTCGTGTCTCTGGCCGAGCCTGCGACGACCGGTCATCCGGTGTTCATTCAGCGTAACCCAGTATCGAGGTGCTCGCTTGCGTTTTTCGACCCGATCGCCGGCGTTGCGACCAACACGGAAGTAGAGGTGAGCGATCCATGACTACACCAGCGGTAGCGGCGAGTATAGCTACTCCCGATGGGGCGTCGCTGCTAAACACGGCAGCCTACGCAGACGGCGTGTTTTTCCGCTGCATTACATGGTCTGACTTTCAGTCCGCAGAGTATCAGGCCGCCGTGTATGTCGAGAACGAGGACGGTCAGGAGATCCTGATCAATCGAGCGAGCCTCACTACGTCTGGTGCCGGATCTAGCGTCAACTCTTCGGACTCAGACGACGGCGGACACGTGCGTGTTGTGGCGATCGGCTCGAGGTACTTCGTCGCTATCTACAAGCAGATCGGCGCGAACAGCTTTCGCCGCTGGTCATTCGATACGTCGAACCCCGATGCTGGTTGGACGGATCAGGGGACGAGCGCAGTCGGTGCATCATCGACGCGATGGTTCGATATCTCCCAGCTATCGCGCGACGGCAGCGGCGACATGGTGATGTGCTCGTATGAGTCGAGTGTAACGACGATCACTGTCAGACGATTCAGCGGCCCGACGTGGACGGTGGCATGGACGGCGACGATCGGAGGCGTCGCGCAGGTGACATGCCTTGGTATATGGGGTGATGCGACGGAAAACGCAGTCCTGATCTCCTACGCGACGGGTACTACGCTCTTTACCTCGAGGATGACAGCGGCAGGGACTGGGACTGCATCGACGACGACGCTTGCAGCGGGGTCAGGATTATGGACTCGCGTGGGAATCTGCCTGTCCGAGTACACTGGGCCTTACGGGGTCGTGTGCGCGGAGTGGGTAAGTGCGATCGCGTCACCCACGACGTTCGGGCTCCCGTACGTCTACGCATTCCGAGTCAACCTCACGACGTCTGCCGTGCATCAGGGGTACTCACGCACGGAGCACGTGACGTTGCAGTCGCGGCCGTGGGCCTGGCCTGGTAGCGAGAATGGCTACTGCTACGCTGTGCTCGGGTTTATCAGCGTCAACGATCCTGGCGACTGGGACCAGAACAACTACTACGTATGCCACATCGACGAAAACAGGTGGGGCACGAGCGGGCTGAGTGGGTGGCGTGCACGAATCGCGTGCAACCTGACACTCGGTACTGCGGACTCGCGCCCTGGTAATGTTCCCGGGCAGTCGACCGGCGCGCGCGGCAATGCGTCTAACCACCTCCCGCACCCGTCGTACCCACCACCGTTCGGGCCTCACCAGCTCGCGGTGACGGTCCCGCTTATCGTGTGGTCACGCAAGGTGCCTGTGGTCGACGTCACCGGAGCAGGCACAGCGCGGTCACTCAACGACATCGGCGTAGACGCATCGCGGGTGCGTGTATACAGGTTCGTCCACGCTGACCCGAACCAGACGACTCTCGCAGGAACGGAGTGGGGCATAGTGCCTGACAATTCGTTTGCACAGCCGACACCAGCTCTGCCGCTGCAGCCGGCGCAGATGAAGGACACGCTTGTCCTGAGCAGCGGCACGCCGCAGATATACGACGGGCACAAGACCGTCGAGATCGGGTTCGCATGGTGGCCGGAGATCTTCACTATCATCAAGAGCGGCACGACGACTCCGCACGTCCCGAACTGCATCTACTATTACACCGCTTACTACGAGTGGAGGGATTCACACGGGCGAGTTCATCGCAGCGCGCCGGCGCGACCGTTCATGTACTCGGATACTGGCTCCGGAGCAGCGAGCCTCGCTGTGTACGTGAGGCCACTATCGCTCACGCTCAAGCAGCACGCGATGCATGACATGACATCAGGCGCGACGTCTGTTGATCAGGGTAACGTGCTGATCGTTGTGTGCAGGTCGACGAGCCAGGGCGCTTCGCCAACGACGATTCCGAGCCTGTTCTACCGTCTCGATACTGTGTCGATCGGCGGAGACCCAGCTATAATAAACGATCCTGCGCTCGAGCGGCTCGCGTTTAGTGACGTCGTGGACGACTCTACGCTTATCGCCAGAGAGCTGTGCCCGTACCAGTTGATCAACGCGCAGTGGACACCGCTACCGAACGTGATGCCTCCGGCATCCGGAGCCTGCGCCGTGTGGCGCAACCGCCTCTGGCTACAGCCGCTAGAGGAGCCGAGCAAGCTGTGGTACTCGGGCGAGCTCACGGCCGAACCAGGCGGTACGCAGATGGAGGCTCCGAGGTTTTCGCCGTCTCGCGTATACGACATCGGAGCAGACGGGCCGTCCGCGGCAACTGCGATGGCCGTAATGGACGACGCACTACTCGTGTTCCGTGGCGACAGGATCCACGCGCTGAACGGGGATGGGTGCTTTGACGACGGGAGCGGAGCGACGCTAAACCATCAGCGTCTTTCGCTCGGGATAGGAGCGATGTCACATCGCACCGTAGCAGCGTACCCAGGTGGAGTCGTGTTTCAGTCGATGCTTGGCATCTACAGCATGTCGCGGTCTCTGACGCCTGAGTACGTGGGATCTGGAGTGCACCGTCTAGTCAAGATCTTCGGCGCGGCAAGAGCTACTACTGTGCTCGAGGACAGGCATCAGGTGCGCTTTCTGTTCTATACCACGGACACAACAGGCACAGACTATGGAGCACGTAGAGTCGTTGCAGTGTGGGACTACCTGCTAAACCAGTGGTCAGTACATAGACCAGTGGTCGTGGATGAGTCGTACGGCGCGAGCGGAGCATTCACGTTCACAGCTAACAGGCGTGGGTCAGCAGGAACACACTTTGTCGGACGATCGTACGGGCTTATCGGCGAGGTCACACAATCGATGTGGCTCGAGAAGTCAGAGGACGCGACCACGCCGTATGCTGACCAGAACGCGGCTGGTTCTGCCGTGAGCATAGTGGCGCAGATCAAGACCGGACCGCTGAACATTGGCGGACTGCTCGGGTTCCAGCGCCTGTGGAAGTACGTCGTAAAGCTCGACTGGGACGCAGACGCTGCGAACGTCCCAAGCCTCGTCGGCCTTACTTACTACCCAGCGAGCGACGGCGACCACGAGACGATAGCCGAATCAGTGTCCTTTAACCCGCCGGGCATGACCTCATGGACTCTCGGTCACAAGCCTGGATATCAAAAGGTCTCGAGCTTCAAGGTCTTTGTGTCTGTGACGACGCAACACATTCTACGCTTTCAGTCGATCGCGATCGAGTGGGGGCAGAAGCCTGGGGCTGGACGCCTACCGGATGCGAGGTTTGGGGCATGACCTGCGGAAGCCTACCAGCCGCATGTCTTCCATCCTCGCCAGCGCTCGCGCTGCAGCGGGTCAGCGTCGGGCCTATCCGTCGCGTCGAAGCACGAGTGGCCGAAGCCGTCGTGCGTGCAGTCGCGGTGCTCGTCGCATGGGTACGGCTCCCACCAGAGGTCCGCCTCGCAGTTGACCTCCGTGTTGCCCTCGCTGATGGCACCGGACCCGAGCGGGCAGACGACCGGGAGGCCGTCGATCCCGTACCCTCCGCACCCGCACGTCCCCTCGTAGGTGCATCCTGGGACGTGCCAGAGGTCGTAGCTCCCGGACCTCGGGGCCTCGAGTGGGCACGGAGGGCACTCCCAGAGGATCCTATCGGCCACGGTGTCGGTCACGTGGCGACGGTCCGCGACCTGTCCTCGGTCCGTGCACCGGCCAGGGTAATCCCAGGCTGGCAGGCCGCCGGTCTCGCCGGTCTCGCTGGAGTCTCCTCCGGTGCTATCGCTGGTGAGTTCGCCGGAGTCACCAGTGCTATCCGCGCTGTGCCAGGAGTCTGTTACGTCGGAGGCGCCAGGCGCGGCGTCGTGGTAGGCTTCGGTGGTGGGCCCGCAGGCCGCAAGTGTGAGGACGATCGCTCTCGTGCGCATGCTCTGCAGCATGCGCGAAACCATCGGCAGGCGCAACGCGCCTGGAAAGCAGACTGACAATGGGGATCTGGGAAAAGACCCACCATAACCCGGAGTGGTACGAAGATCCGAGAAACTGGGATCCCGAAGCGAGTCCGAATCAGAAGCGGAGAACCAGGGAGACGCCGGACCGGACAGCGAATCGCCTCCTGTACCAGGACCCGCACGACCCGGCGGACAAGGCCCCAGAGTACGGCGACGACATCGCCGGCGAGCGCAGGCGGCTTGGGGGTGAGGCTGGCCGATATCGCGGATACGGGGCAGACGCTCTTGCCGGACAGGAGTACACGCTCGAGGAGTACCGCAAGCTGATAGAGGGCAAGG